AAGACTGTAAGTTATAGTCTTTTTGGCGCTGCTGGTACAGATATTTGGGACACAAAACCAAACCCAGCAGTTAAAGTTTTTACAGGAATTACTAGCGACAAATTACAGTCAGTCAATATGACTAACCAAGCTGGTCATTTCTTGGTTGCCTGTAACGGTGTAGACCCTGTAATGATTTATGACGGCACACAATGGTTCTATGTTGCTACAACTACAACTGCTCCAGCAATTAGCACTATTGCAAGAACAAGTCCTTCTGCAACCGCAACAGTTACTACTGCAACTGCACACGGTTTGATAACAGGTAATCGAGTCACTATTAGCGGTGCTTCTGAAAGCACTTTTAATGGCACTTTTGTTATTACAAAAACAGGTGCTAATACCTTTACCTATACATCTACAGGCACTTCTACGGCAACTTCTGTAACAGGTTCTTATACCACTATAGGTATAACTGGCGTAGATTCAAACACATTTATTAATGTCAATTTGTTTAAAAACCGCTTATATTTCACGCAAAAAGACACTCTTAATTGCTGGTATTTGCCTGTAAATTCTATTGGCGGTGCAGCATCACCTTTGTATTTTGGTGGAATAGCTAGAAATGCTGGTTATTTGCAAGCTATGGGTACTTGGACATTAGATGCTGGTCAAGGCGCTGATGACTATGCAGTATTTGTCACTTCTATGGGCGAGGTTATTGTATATAACGGTACAGACCCTGACAATGTTGACACATGGCAATTAAAAGGTGTTTGGCAAATAGGTCAAACCTTTAGCCGTAGATGTTTCTTTAAATGGTCAGGCGACCTTTTATTGCTAACCCAAGATGGTCTTGTGCCTCTTGCGTCTGCATTGCAATCTAGCCGCCTAGACCCTCGTGTAAACCTTACAGATAAGATTTTCTACGCTGTAAGTCAAGCAGCAACTAATTACTTTGCTGAATTTGGCTGGCAAATTAATTATTTTGCAAGCGAAAATATGCTCATATTAAATATTCCTGTACCTAGCGGAATTGAGCAATATGTAATGCACACCATTACTAAATCATGGGCTAGATTTACAGGTATTCAAGGTTATTGCTGGGAAGTTTCAGGCGATAACGATATGCACTTTGGAAGCAACGGATTTGTAGGCACTTTCTACAGCGCAACTTCTGACGATGAAAGCAATATTACTGCAACTGCACAACAGGCTTATAGCTATTTTGACACCCCAGGTCAATTAAAACGCTTTACTATGGTTCGCCCTATCTTGCAATCTACAGGCGGTGTACCTAGCGTTTTATGTGGTATTAGTGTAGATTTTGACACTCAATCTCAATTAGGCGCTGTGTCATTTAACCCTACTACGCAAACAGAAGGTATTTGGGACACTTCTAAATGGGATGGAAGTGTATGGGCTGGTGGGCTTATTACTACTAAAATTTGGCAAGGTGTAACAGGAATTGGCTATACAGGCTCTGTAAACCTTAACGCTGCCAGCCGAGGAATTGAATTGCATTGGGCTTCAACCGATTATGTAATGGAGGCTGGAGGTGTCGTTTGATATTGCTTAATCAGCAAAGTCTTAAAGATTGGGCGATTAAACATCAAATGCCATCACCGCCTGACGCACATTATTTGGGTCAAGTTATTAACGGTGAAATCCGTGCAGTAGTCGTATATTGTAGTTTTTTTGGTAAATCCTGCTGCATTCATGTGGGGTCAGAAGGGCAACATTGGGCAACCAAAGACTTTCTTAAAAAAGTGTTTGATTATCCGTTTAACACCTTGAAATTAAAGGTTATAATTGGCACAGTTGCAGGGTCTAATGAAAAAGCCCTAAAACTAGACCGACACCTTGGTTTCAAAGATGTTGCCTTTATCCCTGACGCACATAATGATGGGGATTTGGTCATTTTAGAAATGCGCCCAGAATATTGTAAGTGGGCATAGGAGATAGTTATGGGTGCAGGTAGTCCAATTCAAGCAGTCCCTCTTGGAGGGCCATTAAGCATTACAGAAACACCTAATTATTCAAATGTTGGTGTTAATTTTCCTGCAATGGGTGTAAATGCAGATGGAACAACTACACCATCACCATCTAAAGTTTGGAGTGAAACTCAAGGTCAATGGGTAACTGCTGGGCCAAACTCAGGTGCTATGCCTTCATCAAATATTGGCGGTTTAAATTCTGCATTAGGCACAACTAGCACCGCAGCGCCTATGCAAACATCAACTTATGATACTTCTGCTGCGCCTACACCTATGCCAATAGCAAATCCAACTGTAGGAAATGCTAATACAGCTACTTTGGGAACAGGTCAAACATCTAGTCCTTTTCAAGGTAGTGGAAACCCTTATATTCAAGCCGCACAAGCTACCACTATGGGTAATTTGTATGGCGCACAAGCAGCTACGCAAGCTAACCGTATTAACCAAAATACCCCTTATGGTTCATTGAACTACACCCAAGGCGTAGACCAATACGGCAACCCTACATGGACTGCTAACCAGCAATTAAGCCCTGAATTACAGGCTTTAACACAGTCATCTTTACAAGGTTTGCAACAAAGCCAAGCAAACCCTATGTATGGTATTAACCCAGGACAAACATATAGCAGCGCTATTTTGAGTCGTTTGCAACCTATTCAGCAACAACAACAAGATAGAGTTGCAGCACAGTTAGCTAACCAAGGAGTAGTGCCTGGTACTGAGGCTTATAACAGAGCGCAAACTCAACTTGCACAACAACAAAACGACCAACTTACTTCCGCTATTGTCGGTGGTATGCAAACTGGTTTGTCTGCACAACAACTGCAAAACCAAACTGCCGCCAATATTAAATCTTTGGCTGCGCCTAATTACATCAACCCTTACACTCAAGCTGCGGTTGCAGGCCCTGATTACCTTGGTGCTTATACAACTAGCCAAGCTGCACAAATTGCCGCCCAAAATGCTGCAAATGCAAAAGCCGCCAATATGCAAAGTGGTTTATTTGGATTAGGAAACGCTGCTTTATTAGGTGGCGGTGGCATAGGAAGTTTAGGCACAAACGGTACTGGTGGCACAGGTCTATTAGGACTTGGTAGCTCTGCATACAATATGTTTGGCAATAATGGTTTAAATAACCCATTTGTAAGTAGCACAGATTACATGAATAACATTGGCGCTACAAGTAGCGGTGCTTTTAATCCAGCGTTGTCTGACAGTAGTTATTTAGAAAACCTATACGGTAATCTTGGAATATTCTAATGTTTAAAAGTAAACATTCAGGTTGGACTTGGGATTTAAGGCGCACACCTTTTGGTGGAGGTGGTGGCGGTTGGAATCCTATTGATATTATTTCTCCAATTACTGACCCTATTTCTAGTTTTGTAGGAACTGATGGTGGTGACGGTGGAATATTGGGTGAATTAGCCAAGATTGACCCAGGCCCTGCTATTGGTCAAGGTTTAGCTGAATTAGACAAAGGTGTTGGTCAAGTTGTGCCTGGTGGTTGGGGTGGCGTTGCAGCTATTACTGCTGCCATATTAAGTTATGGTGCAACATTACCTGAAACTGAAGCGGCTTTTGCTGCTGCTGATGCCGCTAATTTAGCAGGTCAAGGTTTAAGTCAAGAAGCTATTGCACAAAATTTAGTTGCAAGTTATGGAATGACAGCAGAACAAGCTGCTGCTGCGGCAACTGCTGCTGCGGCTGGTGGTCAAGCTGCCGCTTCTGCCGCCACTCAAGCGCTTCCATATTCAGAAGTATTTGATGCTACAAACCTTGCAAATCAAGGATTAAACGCAAGCGCTATTCAACAAAATATTGCCGCCACAGGGTTAAATGACTTTTTAGCGCAAGATATTGCTAATATGGCTGCTAATGGTTTAAGCCCTGAAGCTATTGCGCAAAACCTTGCTTATTCTTATAGTAATGCAGAATTGGCTGGCACAGGCATTGAGTCTTTGCAAGCGCAAAGCGGTATGTCGGCTGCTGATGCTTTATCAAATGCTAATCGTGCCAAAAATATTGCTAAATTGTTAAATCAAGGTGGTGGAACTGCTGGTCGTAATATTAGCGTTAAAAACATACCTACAGCGCAACAATGGACACAGCAAGCAGCGCAAAACTTTGCACAAGCTACCCCTGAACAATTTGGCGGTTTGTATGAAATGAACAAAAATCCATTTACATTTAGTAATCCATTGGCTGCTGCATTAAAAGGTGGTAGCTCAGGTTTAGATGTTTCAGGTTCAGGCGGAACAGCATTGCAATCACAAAATTTAGCTAAATTATTGGCATAGGAATTATCATGGCACTTACAGCAGAACAACAAGCATTAGACTTTAATCCTGAATTACAGGATGTTAGCCGCCAAAGAAAATTGGCTGATTTGCTTATGTCACAAGGTATGCAACAACCACAAGGTCAAATGATTAGTGGTCACTATGTTGCGCCTAGCTTTGCTCAACAATTAAACCCATTAGCTAATATATTAGCAGGGCAAGCTGTTGGTAGTCGTGCTGATACAGAACAAGCAAAAATGGCAGAAACATTGCGTACTGTAGGACAGCAAGAAGTTCAATCTATTTTGCAAGCAGCACAAACTGACCCTAAAGCAGCATTAGCTTTAGCTTCTTCTGCTAAAACACCACAAGGTCGTGCATTAGCACAATCTTTAATGCAAAGCGTATTACCTAAGAAAACTGACAAACTTATTGAATATGACACTTATAAAGCAGAAGGTGGTAAAAAAGCCTTTAGCGATTGGGCAAGAGAAATTACGCCAGAACAAGAAGAAAGATTAAAACTTGACCGTCAGCGTTTAGGCTTAGAAGGCGCAAGACTTGGTTTGGAAAAAGAAAAACTTGCATTAGAAATGGGCGGCGGAAAACTTACAGACACCCAAGGTAATGCTACTGCTTTTGGTGTGCGTATGAAAGAGTCAAATCAGTTATTAAATGATTTAGAGAAAAAAGGCATTACTAATACAGGT